GTAACAAGAAGAAGACTGATAGGGTTGTCTGGAGCTTACAAGGTCGTATGGAACATGGAAGGGTATCCTTCAATGAGAAAGAAGACTGGAGTGAGTTTAAAGATCAACTAATCATGTTCCCCACAGCGGGTGTACATGATGACTTGGTAGATGCTTTAAGTTACATTGACCAGTTAGCTATCACAAGTTACAACACAGACTACGAAGATGATGACTACGAAGTCTTAGATATTATTAGTGGCTATTAAAAAGGAAACAATCATTATGGCTCTAACTAACGATCAGTTCGATGACGAGAAGAGTAGTCAGTTTGAACAACCTACAGAGGCTGAAAAGGAACTCACCTCATGGGTTACTCAGCACATTACTCGCTGGCGTGACCACAGAGATGCTAACTACATGGACTTGTGGCAAGAGTATGAGCGAGTCTTCCGAGGTATCTGGGCTGCTGAGGACAAGACTCGTGAGTCAGAGCGTTCACGTATCATCTCACCAGCTACTCAGCAAGCCATTGAGACTCGTCACGCTGAGATCATGGAAGCTATCTTCGGTCAAGGTGAATTCTTTGACATTCAAGATGATGTCTTAGATGTAGATGGTAATCCTTTAGATGTTGAACAAATTAAGGTTCAACTACATGAAGATTTTAAGAGAGACAAGATTAAGAAAGCTATTGACCAGATTGAGTTGATGGCTGAAATATATGGTACAGGTATTGGTGAAATCATTGTTAAGACTGAGAAGCAATACGTCCCAGCTACTCAAGCTATTCCCGGCATTGCTAATGCAGCTGCCATTGGAGTTCAAGAGAAGGATCGTATTGCCGTTAAGATCAAACCAGTTAACCCTAAGAACTTCCTTATTGATCCTAATGCTGATTCCGTTGACGATGCTCTGGGCGTTGCTATCGAGAAGTATGTATCCATTCACAAGATTGTTGAAGGTATTGAGAGTGGCATTTACAAGAAGGTAGACATCACCACAGCCTCAGAGGATGAAGACTTAGAAGTCACTCAAGACTTGAAGACCTATCAAGATGATAAGGTTAAGTTAATCACATATTATGGTTTAGTTCCTCGTGAGTATCTGACTGAAGGTGATGAAGAGGAACAAGAATATGAAGAGTTGTTCTCCGAAGGTACATCAGCTGATGAACACTCCAACTTGGTAGAAGCTATCATTGTGATTGCCAATGACTCTATCTTGCTTAAGGCTGAAGCTAATCCTTACATGATGAAGGATAGACCCGTTATTGCCTACCAAGATGATACAGTCCCCGGTAGGTTCTGGGGTCGAGGTACAGCTGAGAAAGCCTACAATATGCAGAAGGCTATTGATGGTCAGCTTCGTGCTCACATGGATTCCTTGGCACTGACTACAGCTCCTATGATTGCTATGGATGCTACAAGGCTTCCACGTGGTGCTAAGTTTGAGATTAAGCCCGGTAAAGCTATCTTGACCAATGGTTCACCTTCTGAGATCTTGTATCCCTTCAAGTTCGGTCAGACTGATGGTAACGCAACTGCAGCAGCGCAGAACTTTGAGCGTATGCTCCTACAAGCTACAGGTACAGTTGACAGCGCAGGTATGCCCTCTAATGTTCCTCGTGACGCAGGTGCTGGTGGTATGTCAATGGCTATGGCTGGCATCATCAAGAAGTACAAACGTACCTTGAGTAACTTCCAAGAAGACTTCATGATCCCATTCATTAACAAAGCTGCCTTCAGATATATGCAGTTTGACAGTGAACGTTATCCTTCAGTTGACATGACCTTTATCCCAACAGCTACTTTGGGTATCTTGGCTAGAGAGTTTGAACAACAACAGATGATTGGTTTGTTACAGACCTTAGGCCCCAATACGCCAGTGTTGCCATTGATCCTTAAAGGTATCTTGCAGAACAGTTCATTGTCTAACCGTGGTGAACTGATGAAGGCTTTGGATGAGATGTCTCAACCTAACCCACAGGCTGCTGAGGCTCAACAAGCACAACAACAAGCTGCAATGCAACTAGCACAGGCTCAGGTGGCTGATTTACAGTCTAAAGCTCAGAAACAGTCAGCTGAGGCTCAGAAGACCATGATTGAAGCTCAGATGATCCCTGAAGAGCAGCGTGTAAAGCTAGTTCAAGCTGCATCTACTAACCTAGATAGGGGTGATGACTTTGAGAAACGTCTAAAACTTGCTGACATGATGCTAAAAGAGAAGCAAGTTAACCTGAAAGCTGCTGATATTGCCTCCAATGAGCGTATTGCAAGTCTTCAGATGATGAATAAGTCTAGTAGGAAAGCATAAAAGTAGCAATTTGTTGATGTTCTTGGGCAGTTCCATCGTTTTTAATACGATTGGCTCTCCAAGACATCACAATAACGTTGCCTTTAATGTAACCTTTAGTAGGATCTACACGGTCAAAGGATACTGAGTTCTCTAAACGTCCCTTACCTTCTGTAAAGTAGTCAAGTTCAAGACCCAATACAGGACAATGTGATGGAAACTCAAGATCTCCAAACTCAATAGTCCATTCCCACCCATATTTGTTACCTTTCTTGTTGCGAAACTTCTCTTTCATAGATTGAAATATTAAAGACTTGGTAAACTCAGGATCATTCCACTTAGATCCATTTTTAGCAAACATCTTGTCAGTGTATTCTTTGTTTTTACGTGTTTGTTGTATCTTAAAAGCATCAATATTATGCTTTAAAGCTATTTGTTTGATGCGTTGTTTAGTTAATTTACCTTCTAAACGCTTAGAGATTTCAGTGTAAGAAACACCTTCTTTAAGCCATAAAAGCATGTTTTCACGTTCTTGAGTTGTAGTTTTATACTTAAAAGTCATAGTAATCCTTTTAACTTAAATAAAAGAAGATTGTAACACAGGTTACTAGTGCAAGTCAAGTGTTTTTATGCTAAAATACTAATATTGTTAAATAAACTACAGAAAGGTTCTCCTTAAATGGATAAAGACCTACAAAAGTATTACGAAGAAACCTTTAGCACAATGAGTACTAAGGGTTGGGACTTCTTAATTGAAGACTTTGAAGAGATTAAGGCTAGTTTAAACGATATTTCTACTGTCAACGATACACAAACACTACATTATCGTAAAGGACAGTTAGATATTATTGAATTAGTTTTAGGGCGTAAGGCTGTGTGTGAGAAGGTATTTGAGGACTTACAAGATGAGTAAACATTTGTATGACTTCTTATGTCCCAACAACCACACAACTGAATCGCTGGTAGATAGCGATCATACCACTGCAAAATGCAAAGTATGTAGTAAGGACGCTATCAGGCTCATTTCAGCTCCTACCATTGGGTTAGATGCCATATCTGGTGACTTCCCCGGTGCAACAGCTAAGTGGGCATCTGTGAGAGCTGACAGGCTCAAGCAGGAACAAAAGAGAGGATCTGAATAGCTATTCAGGCAACCCAATTTTATTTTGAAATTATCCTGTAATCCATACGTGGACAGGGAAAGGTTAGGTATGGCTTTAATTGATAGTAATGAGGAACTAGGTAACGTTAGTGAGATAGAAGCTGAAGACTTTAAACAACAGTCTTCGACAAGCGTACAACAAACTCAACAACCTTCAGAGCAAGCTCCAGAGATCCCTGAGAAGTACAAGGGGAAGAATCTTGAAGATATTGTTCGTATGCACCAAGAGGCTGAAAAGCTAATCGGTAGGCAAGCACAGGAAGTTGGAGAAGTTAGACGGTTAGCTGATGATCTCATCAAACAAAGCATAGCTCAAAAGAATCAACAACAAGTGCAACCAAATGAGGTAAGTAACGCCTCACAAGAGATTGATTTCTTTGAAGATCCGCAGAGTCACGTTAATCGTGCTGTAGCGAATCATCCAGATGTAATTGCCGCTAAACAGGCATCACAGCAGTTAAAGCAAATTCAGACACAAGCAATGCTCAACAAGAAGCATCCTGACTTTGCAGATGTTGTACGTGATGGTGAGTTTATTGAGTGGGTTAAAGCTTCTCCAATGAGGCTCAATATCTACGCAATGGCAGATGCTAACTATGATTTTAATGCAGCTGATGAACTGATTACTACATTCAAACAGATTCGTACATCTAAGACACAACAAACTACTGATGCAGGTAACGCTGTCCGCAAACAGAACCTTAAAGCAGCTGGTGTCGATGTTGGAGGAACTGGAGAGTCTTCTAAGAAAGTATATCGTCGTGCCGACCTTATCCGGCTACGTATGACAGATCCTGACCGTTATGAGGCACTGCAACCTGAGATTATGGCTGCGTACTCTGAAGGCAGGGTAAAGTAAATTTAATTTAATTATCATCAGGAGAATTTTAAAATGGCATTAGGAACAGATCACGTAACGAGTACCACAGCAGCAACGTTTATTCCAGAAGTTTGGAGTGACGAGATTGCTGCTGCGTACAAAAAGAGCTTGGTTGCAGCTAACCTAGTTAAGAAGATGAGCTTCAAGGGCAAGAAAGGTGACGTAGTTCACATTCCAGTCCCTACACGTGGCACAGCTTCTGCTAAGGCAGCTTCTACACAGGTTACACTCATTGCAGCTACTGAAACTGAAGTAACTGTCTCTATTAACAAGCACTACGAGTACTCACGTTTGATTGAGGACATCGTTGAAGCCCAAGCATTGTCTAGCCTCCGTCAGTTCTACACTGATGATGCTGGTTATTCTTTGGGTAAGCAAGTTGATACTGACTTGGTGAACTTGGGTCAACAGTTCAATGTTTCAACAGCTGGTGCAGGTAACTTCCGCTATGCTGGTGCTTTCATTGGTGGTGATGGCTCTACAGCCTTTGACTACACAGCTAACACCAATGCTGGTAACGCCTCAGCTTTGACAGCTGCTGGCATTCGTCGTACAATTCAACGTCTTGATGACAGCGATGTTCCTATGGACAACCGCTTCTTCTTGATTCCCCCAAATGTACGTAACACTATCCTCGGTTTGACTGAGTTCACAACCTTCAACAGCGTTGGTGAAGCTGGTTCTGCTAACAGCATCCGTAACGGCATGATTGGTGACATCTATGGTGTTCCAGTCTACGTTTCGTCCAATGCTGGCACAGCTAAGTCTGCTGCTGATGGTACTGGTACTAGCTTGGGTCGTGTGTGCTTGATGGCTCACAAAGACTCTATGGTTCTGGTTGAGCAAGTTGGTGTCCGTTCACAGACTCAGTACAAACAAGAGTACCTCGGTACATTGTTCACAGCTGATACTTTGTACGGTTGCGCTGAGCTGCGTAACTACGGTGGCGTTGCCCTCGTGGTTCCCGTCTAAGTAGACTAACTAGGTTCCCATGCTCATTAGTAGCCACAAGCTACGGAAAGGTGTGGGAGCCTTTTTAATGTATTAAGTATAGTACATCAGAAAGGTTAACAGCAATGAAATTCAAATGTATTCAATCAGGTAACACAGTAGAGTTCTTCCAAGAGCATGAGATTCTGGAGATGAAGAAACATAGTGGTTACACTGAAGTAGTAGAAGTAGTTGAAGCACCTAAAGCAACATCTAAGAAAACAGTAGTAAAGCAAGATGAAACCAGTATCGACGGGTAATGTTCTTACTGCAGCAACGCAGACTACTCTGTTCACAGTACCTACTGGTTACTATGCTAGGTGGACTCTTTGTTACGTTGTAAACCATTCAGGTAATAATAAATACATTGATGTTGTGTGGTATGACTCAAGTACAGCAACTGAGATTTTTGTATTAGATAACTATGTGTTAAGTACTACTCAGTTTATTAAATTTAACGATGGTGCTTATATTGTTCTTGAAGAGGGCGATCAAGTTCGAGCAACTTCTGAGACTGGCTCCACAATGAACATTATCAATACGTTTGAGTTATACAGAAAAGGCGAATAAGCATGGCAGTCACCAATCAACAGATATTTGACTACTTGTTGGCTAACCCCGGCTTGAGTGATGCTCAACTTGCAGCTGATATGGCTACCTATGGTATTTCTCCATCTCAACTAGCAGCTGCTACCGGCACTAAAGAGAGTGAAATTATTGCTCGTGCTGCGGCTACAGTCCCAGAAGGTTCGTCAATTACTCTTGGAGATACTCGCATTGCTCCTCAATATGAGGTTCGAGGTTCTGGAGAAGATAGACAAGTTGGTGGTATTGAAAACATTTACGTTGAAAAAACTACTGGTGATGTTAACTATAAAGCCCCTGTTGGTTCAGACGTTCAAGTTCTAAGTCCTACTGGGGATCTTGTCAATACAATAAAAACTAAAGAAGATTTATCTTTTTTTGGTGGTTTAGCAGATGCTTTAAATGATCCTGTTGTTCAAGCAGCTTTCCTAGGTTTAGGCGGTGGAGGTGCTTTAGGTAGTACTTTAGGTCTTACAGGCTCCACAGCACAAGCAGTTGGTACTGGACTCTTTAAAGGTGGTACAGCTTTAGCGGGTGGTGCTGAGTTTGAAGATGCACTTAAGACTGGTCTTCTCAGTGGTGGCCTAGTTTATGGTGGTAATGCTCTTAATAACTATTTAACTACAGGTACTACAGCAGACCCCGGCATTACAGAACGTCAGTTTGCTATTGCAGATGCTAAGCAGTTAGCAGATCAGGGTTTGTCTACAGCTCAGATTAAAGATACTTTGACTGCTGGTGGTTATTCAGAAGCTATTGTTGATAGGGCTGTTACAGCTGTTACTCCTCCCCCTGTTACTACAACAACAACTACACCAACAGGAGCTGTAAGTACACCAGTTATAGATAACGCAGCAGTCAACATTACAGGAACAGCAGCTCCCTCTCTTAACACCAGTGGTTTGTTAGGTGGTCTAACAACAACGCCATCTGTGTCTGATGCTGGTACAGTTAAAGTAACAGGTACATCTACACCTCAGCAAGTAGACAGGGCAGTAGTAGATTTAATTAATAGTCAGCTTGGAACAAATGTAGGAACACCATCTAACTTAGCTAATGTTCAAATTACAGATAAAGCTCCAACTGTTACCCCTGCAGCCATTAACACTGTTGCAGCAGCTATTCCAGCATTAACAACAGTACCTACTGTAACAAATCCACCAGTTACAGCTGATCCACGAGTAACAATTACAGATAAAGCTCCAGTTGTAACACCTCCAGCTATTAATGCCATTACAGCCGCTATACCTACTGTAGTAGCACCTCCTACTGTAACAACACCACCAACTACAGAACCACCTAAAAAGAATGATTTAAACGTAACTGATGATCAACTTATAAATATTCTTAAAGCTTTAGGTTTGTTTGGTACTTTAGGAGTTACTGCAGCCAGTGGAGGTACTAATACACCTGTAACAGGAATACCTACACAGACTCCTCCAATGTACACAGATGATTATTTCACCAGAGTACAGCAAAACTATAACAGTCTTCTTCCCGCAGTCCCTCGTGATGTCGCCTCGCCATTACGTGACTGGTACACTTCACAATACGGAGCTTAAATGGCAAGCACAATCATTACAAAGAATAGCAGTACAGCCTCAGCAATCCCAGCTG